CTTCCGAATGATGTATTTGTTACGCGGTTTATAGAAAGTCCGATGTTTGAGAATATACCGCATCATCGAATGTTGAGTGTTATGGTAAATGAAACGAAGGAGGAAACCTTTCGTAACTTTATTATCAATCAGATGAAGGTAATTGCTTCAAAATACAATTACATACATCATAAAAAGAATCCGGCTGAATATGAGCTTGAAAATATAGCAAGCAAGAGGATTCTCTCGCACTTGACGACTTTTTTCAAGGAAGTGAATGGGGATTATCATGGGGAACTGATTGATATGGGTAGTAAGTCATCGTCATCCTCGACGAGTCATAAGTCGACGAGTAAAAGGTCGCCATCGTCGCCATCATCGTCATCATCACGCCGAAACAGTGGAAATAAATGACTTGACTGGTTTAACTATTCGTTGTTCTACGGGTATTCCGATCTTCAGTTTGACTTCTCTTTGAAAGTATTCGGTAACAGCGGACGTAAGGATACTGGTTGTAAATAGGAAAAGTGCAGCAGAAAATACTAAATTGCGGTCAAAGTTGTCGAACTTATTTCCTCCGATAGAGTAACTAGTACCCCATGTGATAGGGTTAAACCGCAGCATGAGAAAAATTACAATAAAGTATTTAATTCCAGTTTGAAGGTCTTGGAGGTATTGGGGAGCGATATTGTAGATACCGAATAACAGTACAATATAAATAACATAGGATACAGTGATCGCGTACTTATAAATACGTTGAATGATTGAACTGAATGACACGTCACCTCCGCGATTACTCATATAAAAAAACTGGTATATAATATTATGATATATTATGATATATTATGATATATACAACATCACTATCTTCACAGAATAATAATCAACTCCTGTCTACATAATGTCGGATAACCTATGTAACAGCTGTGGTAACAGCATTTACCTTTTGTAAAAGTCGAGTAGCCGTGCGCTGGGGTCGAGTACACCATCACAAAACGGGTGTCTCCAGTAGTAAGGAATTGTATCAGCACGACCAGGAAAGTATGACTCGAATACCCGCCGATAAAAGTAGCTTTCCTTATCATATGGAGGATTATATTCATACGTATTTTTATTGAGTTCAAACTCCTCATCACTTACGTGTGTGTTTACATACTCTTTGATAATATCAATCCATGTTCTGCCATCGCTTCCGCTAACTCCATCACTGAACGCCTCCTTTCTCCTCCACATAACATCATTGGGTAATATATCATTGAACGCCTTTCTAAATAAGTACTTCTCAATTTTTGTATCATCGAACCGTTTAAACCGTGCAGGTATTTGCATTACGTATGTTAAGAATGTTTTATCTGCAAATGGAACACGTGCTTCGAGCCCAGCCCCACTAATACTTTTATCTGATCGAAGTAGATCAAAGAAGTGAACATCGCGAATCATGCGTTCATTCTCTCGATGAAAGTCGTCATCGTTGGGTGCCTTAAGAAACCCGCGATACGATCCAAAGATTTCGTCAGACATGTCTCCGCAATAAATAACAACATCATTCGTGTTACTATAAATATATTTGCTGACTAAATAGTTTCCAACTGATGCGCGAATAGTGGTAGTACAATAGCTCTCGGTTTGATAAATCGTTTCATTAATTGCTGCTAGAAAATCCTCTTCGCTAACAACGACTTCATGATGGTCGGTTTTGAGATACTCGGCCACTTTTTTCGCCCATTGAAGATCAACGGACCCTGCGAGTCCAATACTATATGTCTTGAGGGGGTGGCGTTCGCTTCCTTCTTTGTCGGCCTTTTCATCAAGAAACGTTGAAACAAGAGCGGTTGTCACAGAACTATCGAGGCCGCCAGACAGTAAACATCCAACGGGGCGTTCACTCATAAGACGTTTCTTGACTGCATCAATAAATAAGGTGCGAATATTGCCACAAATACTACGTTCAATATCGCCTTCAGGTATATAAACGCGTGTGTTCGTTTCATTATTAATCGTTGGATCATTGACCTTGTATGTATAGTCTACGAAGATCTCTCGAATATGATTCGCAAGAGAGTATTGTGAAACGGGGGAGTCACTTGATGGTTGGGGGCGAAGAGAGACGGGTTCATAATAAGAGTAGAATGAGGCGCGGCGATCGGAGGGGTCTAGTACTTCATTTTCATACATCATGTAACATCCTGGAGGAAATTGAACGACGGTTGAACAAAACGAGAGAGCTTTCATTTCACTTGCAATGGCGATATCATTGCAGTATTTGGGTTGATTCGTAACTGCCTCAACGGCTGCATCATTCTTCTCTGTCTCTGTCTCTATCGCATGTTTCATTGACCCAATATATAATGCACGAACACCGACGGGATCTCTCGCCGCAATAACCCGTTTCATTTTATAATCATACAGAACAAATGAGAATACGCCATCAAGTTCTTTAAGAGTATTATGTAAGCCAATTTTCTTGTATAAATGAATAATGATTTCGCAGTCACTATCGCTCGTATATTCTTTTTCAAGTGAATATTTAGTTATAAGGCTGCGAAAGTTATAAATCTCTCCATTGCAAATGAGTCGACAACCCTTAATATAAAATGGTTGCTCGGAGGCAGAAGTATGTCCATTTATCGCAAGTCGATGAAATCCAAATACACGCGCCCCATCATTTACAAATACACTTTTATCGGGTCCTCGATGAAGTATTTTCGAAAAGTTTCCATGAAAGAAAGCCAAATCTTTGATACTTAGTTTTGTCTTGGTCGCGCATTCGTAATAAAATATTCCACACATTCGATAGTATACTTTGAATGGTTCGCTTTATATATTATTTTGTTTCGTATCAATTTTTTACAATGTTGTATGGATATTCCACGTTGTGTTACTCCATTTTTTTATTATCTTAGTATATTAGTACAATAATCTCTGGCTTTATAAAAACAATCCAACACATAACATGTCATTAAATGAGCCTTCTGGATTATACGGTGTGGTTGATGGTGTATATTATACCAATCAAGAACGTCACCAAGAGTTGAATGACCGAATGTATGAAAGGTATTTGCCGAGTTCAACATTGCAGCCGGCATTTAGTGTACGCCCAGTATCGACAAAGTATGCTACGATGCCGATTCTGGACCAACGTGCTGAAACAACAACACCAGTGTATAACTATGGAACATATAGTTCTGAACGTGTATTTAATCCAGGGACAGATAAGGCTCCGTGGAGAGGATTTGCTGAAAATATCAATTTAGAGTCATCGCTGCGAAACCAGTATTTTGGATTGCAGCACAGTGAGAAGTCAGTATATGTTCCTTCTTCGACCAGCGATTTATATTATGTTCCGGTTGATTCGCGTATTGTAGAACAGCCAAATCCGTATTTGTTTGATAATGGTGCATCTAATTTCGAACCATTTAACCCGAATCCTCTTGGTTTAGGAAAATTGGCATTTGATAACTCAACTAGGTATCAGTTAAAAGAGTCGCCATGTACGTATGATGGTAAATGTACAGGAGATGGTAAGCCTCAGACATCGAACAATGTGCAACAACAGCAGCAACAGGTGAAGCAACAGCAACCTCTTCCTCGCGCAACACGTCGCATCCAGGTTAACTGAAAACAAAATAAAACAAATATATATAATCGTACTTTGATAACAACCATGGGTCACCACCACCACCACTTCCACTTCCATATGTCCAATATTTTCCACGACATTGTCCACGTTGCCGAGCATGAAGCAATCAGCTTTGTCGAGCATAAAGCAGAGATCTTCGCACTTCACGAGGTCGAAAAAGTAGGCGCAGGATTAGTCGCCGCATTATTGTGAAACGAATACAAATTTTATATATTCAAGATTATATTGAAATCATCGAGATATAATATAATCTTGATAAAGTTCGCGAGATGGATATTTCATTCAATTTATGCGACACAGCAACATTCGAGTTTCTAATAAACCCATCGCAGTATGACAAACTAATGAAGAAAAATGAGTTAACAATGGACCATATTTTTAGAAAGGAGCGGCGATTCTACAAGCGACGTATTCTAGCATTAACGAGAGACTTATTCAATAAAAAGGTAACGGATCTAGCGTTAGTGGGTGTGTTTAACCAATATTTGAAGGATTGTATACAATATTTGAAGTTCAATGATATCGCCGAGATTATTCAGAGAGATTATAATGGATGTAGTAGTATTCCAAGTAAAGATATAAGTGGTACTAATGTAATGGATGATTATGATGATGACAACATTGGAAATACGGAATATGAATACATGGTAAATGGAATTATTGATACGGACATAGATACAAGTGGAAACAGTATAGGTTCAACAATGTCGGGTGCTTCTACTTGTTCGAATAAGCCAAGTAAGAAGAACAACGCTGTACGACAGAAGATGAGAGATAAGAGAGAACAAGAGAAAGATAATACGGACATATCCGATGAAGAAGGCACGGATGAAGATAGTAGTAACTTTAACTTAGTAAAAGCAACGACGGTATGTTTCAAACCGAAAGAAGTGAAAACAATTACGCTTGACAATTTTGTTATAGTAACGACTCCTCCGAATAGCGAAAAACCGATGATTGTCCCACAAGTAAAGGACATAAATATAACGACACCTTCTTTCAAGAGAAAGGGTATTGAACAGGGTATAAAGGCTGGTGGTCCTCGAAATAAAAAGCAAAAAGAGAAGCAAGTAGCAACAATTGATTCGCAAGAACCACCACAATAAAATATTTTACATTGATAATACAGTATACGTATACGATATGGAACATGAAGAGTTAAAAGAAGGCGGCACATCCGCCCCAACCTGTGCGCCAAAGCCCGAAGGAGAGGAAGAACATAATTTCACATGTTATTCATCTGAATCTCTCGAGAGGTTAAAACTATTGTGGAACAAGAGACATCAAGATAATAAGATCGAAACAAATGATCCACGAAAAATATGGCGTTCACTTAAGAACAACTTAAGTGGAGTATGTAAAAGCGAGGCTTGTTGGATGCGGCAAAGCTTTGCAAAAAGCGGAATAAATAAAGAGATGGCGAATTATACATTTGCGGCACCGAGTCCAGTATCGTGGAGAAAGAATCCAAATGAGTGGCTGAATAGTTTAGACATTACGAATGTGATGAGTCAATATGAACATGCATATCCGTCCTTTATATTTTTGGGACCTTCGCCCATCGATTATGATCAAGAACTGGAGTATGGAGAGTGTGTGTGGGATGATTTATGTCGTTTTAACCTATCTCGACATTTACGTAATGGAAAGAAGAAGATAGGAGTAATTTTCAATACAGATCCGCATGATAAACCGGGTGCGCATTGGATCTCTCTATTTATTGATACACGACAAAAGTTCATCTTCTTTTTTGATAGCACTGGGGTGAGTGAGCAGGACCATGTGAAACGTTTTATAAAAACGGTCGTAGACCAAGGGCAAGAGGA